ACCGAAAGCTCAGCTATTCGATACGTCCAAGAATCGCGCGTTAGCCATTTGGGGATTCGTCCGCCAAAACCTCAACAGCTTTCAAGGTTTCTAGGAACTTGTCCCCAAAAGGCTTTACATCTGAAGCGTCTGCTCTACGCAGACATTCCCAAGCAAGCCAATAGATGTCGCTTTGTTTCTGATCCTCTTGAAAAGCCTTATAGAAGCCTTTCTTAGTATGCATCTCGAAAGCGTACTCAATGACCGGTGTGATTTCGTGAACCGACTCCGTGCCATCTGCCCTTGTAATCTTTAGTCTTGCCATGCCCATTTCTCCTTGTTAGAACGTACCTGCTGCGTTAACAGTTAGCTTAGAGTTTAGCGTAAAGGTGATGTCCTGTGTTGCCATGTCGCCGGTTGCGCCGTTGACTGGAGTGAGGTTGTTTACCAATACATCAAACTCGTAAACTGGATTTGTTGCGCTAACTGCTGTGCCTTTTTCCTGAATGACTTTGCAAGCGACAGTTGTGCCAAATGCGCTATTAAGGGTCTGAAGCACGTTTGTTGTCGCGGTGTCGTTCAAGAGTGAAACTGTGAGTGAACCCGATTCCAAGCCTTTTACGAACTTGTGCGCGGTGTCTCCCATAGCAGTAACTTCAAGCTCATCTGCTGCATAGTTGAGCGTGAGTGAAGTAACGTGGTCGCTTAGATCGACAGAGTTGATCTTAAAACCGACCTTATTATTTAAGAAAATAGCCATTTAGGTTATTCCTCGTCTTTCTTAGCGGTTGCGGGTTTTGGTGCGCTTGGAGCATTCTGACCTATTTTAGCCAAGAAAGCCTCGCGCTCTTTGTCATTATCAGCCATTTTTTAGCTCCAATCGGATAGAACGCTGATTGATACTTCACCAGATAGCAGATCGCCTGCTGTACCGGTCAAGACTGCGGGTGCGCTGAATGTCCCAATTGTATAGGCAATTGATGACGCTTCCAGCTTATTCACAATATTAAGGTAAAAGTTTTCGATGTTTGTCAGGTTACCCTGATTGTCAAACATGGGAGCAAGCACAACAAGTTTGAAATTGACTTTTGGCTTGACTGTTTTGTAGTGGTCGTTTGACGGCTCGATATAAGGATCGCCAGGTTGTACAACAATCGAATTAGCAAGCGGGCTAGCAGGTGGGAAGGAAAACACCTGCCAGACCGCATTATCAGCTAGCGCAGTCGCGATTGTTCCCCGTAGGGTCGTTATTGCGCTCACCCTACTTGACCGCCCGGTGCTAGGTGATCCGCAAGCAAGCCTCTAACGCGTGCCATAAGTGTATTGCCCATCCGATATGGAGAAGGCTGAAAATCTGGTGAAATGCCGCCAGCGTTGGATGCTTGGCGAGCTTGCCATATATCAACGGCAATCATGAGCGCAGCTTGATTGACTTCTGGAAGTGTTTCGTAATCGATGTGCGTAATGCCATAAACTTTGCCAAAAGGTACAAGCGCGTTGTAAACCTCAGCTGTTGCATTATTGACAGCGAAAGAAACTGAATAAATAGTAGGTACTGCGGTAACAGTTTTAGATCCGTTATATTTTGCTCCGGCATTCTCGACTGTGATTGTTTGACCGACAATAAAATCATGCGGGATTGCAGTATAAATTGTGGCTACGCTGGTGGTGGATTCGTGAGCCACAAGAGCGTAATCATTAAACCAAAGTTTTGACTTTACGATATTTTCTGCGGCTTGGCAGACTTCTTCGACAACGGCAGACGAATAAAGGTTGCCAATGCCGAGAGCAGAACGAAGTTCGGCTTCGGTTACATAAGTGGCTGCCATGTCGATTCCTTTCTATGTTAGCCCCGACCACTAGGGCTGAGTGGTCGGGGTAACTCTACTTCTAGGCTGGAACTACGCCTTGTTGAACTTAAACGCCCCTGCGCCCGTCTTGGTCGCGACCGCATAGTACCCATACATACCGATCTCAACCTTGCCTGTTCCGACCTTTTCAGCGCGGAGTTGTAAGCGTGGTGATTCGTACCATGTGTAGGAATCGCGGTTTACAACGATGATGGAGTTGTCGGCTTCGCCTGACATTGTGTAATCAACGTATAGAGGAAGTCCGAGAAGTGTTCCACGAATTGCGGAGACTGAAAGATCGCCACCTGCGTTCTGTGGAGCTGCTGCGTTGAAAATTGGACGCTTGCTTGAATCTACAAGTCCAACGATGTTCGACCATTGTGTAGGTGAAACAATTACACCAGTTGCGAAACGGAAGGTGTTTGTGTAGATAGAAGATCCTGCGCGAGCGATAAAGCCTGCGAGTTCTTCGCCGTCCAATGGAAGTGTGATTGTTGTGGAATCAAGAGTTCCGTTTGTCGCTAGAGCTGCGCCTGCTGCGGTGTTTGTTGACTTTGCATAAGCATCGCCCATAAGTGCGAGAAGCTCAGAAAGAAATGCTGGAGAAGTTCTGTCGAGAACTTCAACGCTGAATAGCTGCATTCCGGCAGCCTTTTTAACATCGACATCAAGATATTCGATTTCTACCTGAGTGTCATCGAATGCGCCACCTTCAGCGACTGGTGCGCCTACTGTTGGAGCTGTCTTAACGCGTGGAATTTGGAACTTCATGCCTGCATCTGGCAAAACGCCTGATGAAATGGCTTCGATTGTCGCGCGTGTTCCGGTTGTCTTAGGATTCCATACTGTTGTTTCCTGACGTGTTGGAACAAGACCGGGAACATCGTTAACAGTATCTGTGTCGGATGCAGCTGCAATCCATTGGCGAGCTGACTCGTCATTAAAGATATTCGCTTTGATTGTATTTTCAAGCATTGCAAGCGGAGTCACGTTGATTCGTGGCTTCGCGTAAATTGGTGCTGCAACTGTTGGGCGAGCAGCCTCTACCGCAGGGGCTTCGACCTTAGGCTCAACAGATGCGGTGTCTGGAGTGTTCTCCACGACTGCCTCGCTTTCGTTTGTTGGGGTTTCTACGACTTCTTCTTCGGAAGCCGCTACGCTCAAAACTTCAGCACTCTTAAAAGCCGCAGCTTGAACGAGTGATACTTCTTTGAGCAAACTTGATTTGACGCGATAACGATCTTTGTCTTTCTTGCCTGCGATAACTTCTACGCCAACGGATAAACCGCTGCGGAGTTGCTCGCTAGCTTCGATGAGACTATCTGTACCGCGTTGAGTATTAGCAACTTTGAAAGTTGCATAAATGCCAGATTCATCTTCGGTGAATGACACGAGACGACCGATTGGCTTTTTTGGATCGTGCTCGAGTAGTAGTTTTGGCTTTGGATTTGTAGGAATCTCAATTGAGCCAGCTTCAAACACAACTTTACCAACATTTGTGTAGCCAACTTCTGAATCGCCGAATGGAACGATCTTGCCCGTGATTGTTCTTTCCTCTGCGTTGCAGGTAATGTCGCTACTGAACTGAAGTAACATCTTCGTTTCCATTAGGTGTCAGATCTTCCATTTCCATGGCTTGTTCAACTGTAATCAAGCCGAGAGATAGCATTTTTTCAATGACGTTCAATCTTTCCATTGGATCAACCCGAAGGAATGCAGAATCAACGTCAAACTTTACGATATTGCCTCGCGCCGTTATATCATCCATCGAAAGTCGATCTTGAATTGCGTTGATGTACGGAGCGAGTGATAGCGCAACGAATTGTTTGCGTTCATCTTGAACATTCGAATAGGTCATCGAATTGTTCTGATCTGCCGAAATGTAATAGGCAGGAACGTTCATCATTCGTGCAATTTGAGTGGCGGTGTTTTGAATTGCGTCAACAAACATCATGTCGCGTGGGCTAAATGAAGTTGGTTGATATTCAAGTGTAGATGTAAGATAAGCGGTGCTGCGTTGTTCGCGCGCTGCCTTCCAAGCTGCGAGAATGCCTTGGACTTCAGCAGGTGCTAAATCTGCACCGGTGTTCTTGATAACACCTGAAGGCATTGGAGTTGAGGTTGCAACTCGCATCGCTTTTTCTAAATCAATTGCGCTGCGTAATGTGCGCGCGCCGCGTTGCAATATTCCTTCATCTTGAGCTTGGAATGTAACAAGTGATCCAAGACCGGACATCGGAACAGGCGACCCATCAATAGTATATTGAGTAATAAAGTTTGTGTTTGCATCGGTTGTGAATGAAACGCGACCCGGAGCAATCCATTCAAAACGCGCGGGACGTCCATCATCAAAATAAACTTCGGTGACGCGCCAATATGCAACGCCGAAGAATAGAAGTGAATCAACAGTCCATGCAATAGTTACAGAACGTGGTTGCGCTAATGAAGGTTGCTCAAGCCACAGCGGTTTCCCTAATTCTTCACCGGTTGATTTTTTGTAAAGCTCCATTGGCAATCCGCCAATTGTGCAAGCAATCAAATTGCGGCATCGAGCAACGCTTGGAACACTCATTGCTTCATCACGGCCAACTGCCGTCAAAACACCGGGTAAGTAATAATTGAATGAATCCGTCATCAATTGAGGCGCAGCTTGCGCTTCAATTTTCGCAGGACGGAAACGATCGAAAAGACCCATCGCTAAATGTTAGCATACAAATCGGACATTCCCGACATTTCAGACGATAATTTGTGGCTTGCTTTGTGGCTTTAGAAGCTGGTGGACGATCATGGCTAAACTGATTGCCGCAGAAACGTCTCCGGCGGATTTTCTCCGCACGATCCGCCAGCCTGCGTCTGTTTCCTTAGCTGCGCAGTTATTCATGGAGTCCACCAAGCTCGGTTGTCCGATGTGAACGATACGCGCGTTCACGAGCGCATCATATAGGTCAGAACAGGCTTGGTAAAACACAGTCCCTGACATGTCTTGGATTTTGTGCCCGGATTGGGCTAAACGCTCAGCCACGCTCATTGTGGAGTATTTATCAAAACAGATCATTCGAGGCTTGTATTTCATAGCCCATTCGTTGACTTCAATTGCCATTTTGAGTTCGTCAATAGCAACTTGGCTTTCAAACTGAGCAATGACCCCGACTGCAACTTTGCCATCATCTTGAATCTGCCCTGCGACAAGACTAGCCATCTTTTTGTTTACCGAAATGTCCATGCCGAAAATTGTGAGTCGTCCCGGCTCAATCTTCAGGTCTTGAACTGTCAAATCCTCGAATGCGCGATAAGGCCACGGCGATTTGAGAGCTGAAACCCATTGGCATAAAGTTTCCGTGCGGCTGGCTTCTACGCTGGATGTGGCAATAGCTTCGGCAATCGTTTCTTCATCGATCAAATAGCCTAAAGCTGGATTGGCTTGATACCACGCGTCTTTATCGGTTATCTTGGCAAAATCATCGGCTGAGTATTCCCAAAAGCCCATCGTGGCAGGCGGATAGCTCAAGCATCGACTTCTAAGATCGTTGAGAACTGTTGAGAACGCATCCCCTGCATTGGACGTCATAAAGATCTGGCTGTTAGGCCTAGCGCGAGTAATTGGCTTAGCTGCCGTCCACGAATCTTCATCGATCTCGCGTAATTCGTCTATGTAGAGCAGATCCGCGGTCTTACCACGGGAGCCGTCTCTGGTCGCCGCGACTATTTCGTATCTTGCTCCGGATAGAAGCTCAACGGATTCTTGCCCATTGGCAACGCGGATCTGCCTAACCTGCGCCATAAGGTGCGGGTTATCTTCAATCACGTCAACGACCTTGCGAAAGGTGTCCAAGGCCATGCCGCGGTTTGAAGACATCGCGACTATATTCATTTCACCGAAAATAAACAAGCCAGCGAGGATACGAATACGCGCTAGGTGAGTTTTGCCGTTTTGGCGTGCCACGAGTAGCAGATTGGTCTTTCTACGCCATTTCCCGGCTTTATCGACCTTGAGCATGTCTGTTAGAACGTAACGCTGCCAAGGAAGAAGCTCTAGCTTGCAATCCTCGAGAAACTTCTCGATTTCATCAATCCTAGATGCGCCTTTAAGTGCTGCGTTCTGAAGTCTTGGCTTGGTTGCCCCTTTACGACTTGCCATGGAATATCACCAACATCGAAGGAAATGGTGCGGGTGCTTGCCCATTCCCAAACTTGATTCGCCCTTTGATGAACTTAACTGTCGCCCTGCCGTTCAAATAACAATAATCATGAAACCATCGGGTGTCGGTTCGGGCTGGTAATAGGAGAACCGATAATCCTTGGTACGCATAGGCCTTGAGCACCCAATCTTGAATAACACGCCCATAAGGCGGATTACACCATACACGCCCGTACCAATCGGCTTTTAGACCGTCTCTACGGCTCGATTCGGCATGATCTAAGCCGAACCAGTCATCACACTTGCGATTGGAGCTAGAAGCCGCAACATCAAGGGTGAATCGGTACTTGTCGTTGAGTTCATCAAACAAAGATTGAGGCGTAGCCCAATCATCGGTCTTGGCTTTGTCCATATATGCCATCTTCAATTAGCCCCCGACTGGTCTGGACTGATAAAGGGTGATTCTGGATCAATTCGGATTAATGTGTGTCCGTTTTGTACCGATTTGGACTGGTTCGCACCTTTTGGGG